CACAATACCAACTTGAAGTTGCTTTCTTAGCAAGGCGACCCGATGGCTGGTCATTAGAAGCTACTGGCGANTCTGGTGCACGGGCTGTAAGNGTATTTTCAACTGTTTTAGAATGCGTAAAAAGAGCAATTAAGGTGCACGAAAGTGCTGGCAACCAAATTGATAAGATTGCTTTTGGTGCGGCACACGATGAGCCATCAAGAGTTGCACTATACAAAAAGTTTGCACAAATGGCTGGTAGATATTTGCCCGGTTGGAAATATGGCGGAGAATTTAATGCCGGATTTACAATACAATTCTTTTTAGTGAAGTCTAACCAAAATGGAAATAGTTGATCTAAAAAAGTTGGCTGGAATCACCGTTCCTCAGTCTGAGCCGCTGGGTGGGTCAAACATTTCTGTTACCGCCGCAGAAAAGAGAAAAATAGAAAAAGAAAAGAATATCAGACCCGGTGACCCTGCTTGGTTCAAGCTATGGTTCTCACTTCCATACATGACGGGCGAAAAGCCTTTTTAAACCAGCATAACCCTTACAAGGAAGCGCAGTAGTGCAAGAACTTTCAAAGTATCGCTCTATATTCATTAGTGATGTGCATTTGGGCAGCAAAGATTCCAAAGCAGATTTACTAGATGATTTTCTGAAACACACCGAATGCGATAACTTATACCTTGTTGGTGACATCATCGACGGCTGGAAAATCCAGCGTAACGCTTGGCGATGGAAAGAATCACACACTCGCGTGCTTAGACGCATTTTAAAGAAGTCTCAGCATGGGTGCGCAGTAACTTATATTGCTGGAAATCATGACGAGTTTTTGCGTCTTTTGATTCCCNCACATGCAGAGTTTGGAAAAATAAAGATTGTTAATCAAGCCACCCATGTTGGCGCAGATGGCCTCAGATATTTGGTCGTTCATGGTGACTTGTTTGATGGCATAACCAGAATAGCACCTTGGTTAAGCCATTTAGGAGATTGGGCATACGAGTTTGCGTTGTCCTTAAATTCTAAATTTAACTGGTGCCTGAGAAAATTTGGATTTGGATATTGGAGTCTGAGCGGTTACCTAAAGCAACGGGTGAAAAAAGCAATAGACTTTGTATTTCAATTTGAAGGGAATTTGGCTGAATATTGCAAGAAGAGAAAATTTGATGGCGTAGTTTGTGGTCATATTCATCAACCAGCAATTAAAGACATTGCAGGAGTCAAGTATATGAACACGGGGGATTTTGTCGAAAATTGTTCCGCGCTCGTGGAATACTTTGACGGCACATGGGATTTAATTTACTGGACAAAAAAATATGAAAACAATACTTCTGGTGACAGATAACCGAGAGGATCAAGTAAACGGGGTTGTAGTAACTTTTAGCAACATTAAGAAATACGCATTGGAAGCAGGATATGATTTCAAAACCATATCGCCTGCTGATTTTTATCACTTTTCTGCACCAAAATACCCAGAGGTAAAGCTGAGTGTTCCATTCAGCATCGGAAAAAAGATAAAAGAAATTAACCCAGATTACATTCATATTGCGACCGAAGGCCCAATTGGTGTCGCAGCCAAGATTTATTGCGACATAAAAAAATACAAATACTCTACCTCATACCACACCAAGTTTCCTGAATTCATGAAGGAATTGTATAACATCCCAGTTTGGCTGGGATATGCCTATCTAAGGTGGTTTCATGCAAAATCAAGCAATGTGTTGACAACTACCAAATCAATGAAGCAGCTTCTTATAGAGAAAAAGTTTTCTGCCCCTATTCACACATGGTCCAGAGGTGTTGACCGTGATAAGCTATATTCATCAATCCGAAGGAAAAAGACAGACCGCATCAAAGTTCTTTATGTAGGCAGAGTTTCAAAAGAAAAAAACCTAGATGATCTTTGTGTTTTGGAAAACGAATTCGATATTCAAATTGTGGGGGATGGACCTTACCGCGAAGAGCTTCAAGAAAAATACAAAAACATAGAATTTGTTGGATACAAAAAAGATGGCGAATTGGCGGACTGTTACAAAATGGCAGACGTTTTTTGTTTCCCTAGCAAAACAGACACTTTTGGTATCGTGTTAATCGAGGCGATGAGTCTGGGACTACCTGTTGCAGCATACCCAGTTACCGGCCCAATTGATATTGTTGAACCGGGTGTNTCTGGAATTTTGGGTGANTCTCTTGCTGATGCTATTCGTCAAGCAGCAACGCTAAATAGAAGACAAGTTGAGCAATCGTCTCAAAAATGGACATGGCAACAAGCTTGGGAAATTTTTAGTAAGCACTTAGAGAAAAAATGAACACCGCACCATTACCCACACCCGGAGAAGACGAAGATTTCGATCTAGCAAATCCCCCATTTTCTCCACACTGAATTTACCGAGGACCGTTGTTGTTCGGTGATCTGCTCAGGGCACGGCAGTTGCACAAGGATTCGCTACCCTTTGTGCAAGAAGTGCCCACTTGCTTTTCTCCCTTCCATCAGTTACAATCACCCTATTTCACAAAGGAGTATTACCATTATGTCATCATCACGCATGTTTTCGACCGAAGAAAAAGCCAAGCTGAGCGCAGTTGTTAACGAAGGACTTCAAGTTTTGGTTGAAGTAGAAACACTCAATGGTGGCCTCAATGACACCATCAAGGCTATCGCAGAAGAGCTTGACGTTAAGCCTGCACTACTCAAAAAGGCAATCAAGATCGCCCACAAGAGTTCATTTTCGCAGACACAAGAAGACAATGAACTTGTCGAACAAATCCTTACCACCGTTGGCCGCACTCTCTAATCCATATGAGTTACGTAGACGCATTTCATGATCAAAAAACAGAAAAGATCATGGTGGCAGAGCGCATCGATGGCAAGCGCATTTATGTTGACTACCCAGCCGAATATACCTTCTACTATGAAGATCGCGCTGGAAAACACAAGAGCATTTTTGGAGACAGCCTTGAAAAAGTAACTTGCTCTAGCTCACGCAATTTCTTAAAAGAGTTGCAGCGGTGTAACAACAAAAAGATATTCGAAAAGGATATTAAGCCTATTAGCCGATGCTTGGAACAAAAGTATAGCGGCGCTGCCGCACCCAAGCTGAATGTATGCTATATCGACATCGAGACCGACTTTTGCAAGACTCGTGGCTATGCACCTACCAGTGATCCGTTCAATCGTATTACTGCTATCACCGTTTATTTGTCGTGGCTAGAACAACTGGTAACAGTTGCAATGCCTCCTGACGGCATGAATATTGGCGAAGCTGAAAAGCTGTGTGAAGGCATTGACAATGTTTTCTTGTTCACCGACGAACGCGCAATGCTAGATACCATGTTGTCACTGATCGATGATGCAGATATTCTTAGTGGGTGGAATTCAGAAACATATGACCTACCCTATATTGTAAATCGAATCACAAAGGTCATGGCAAAGTCTGATACACGCCGTTTGTGTTTGTGGGGACAGTTTCCTAAAAAGAGAAACTTTGAGCGATTTGGCACAGAGCAAGAAACCTATGACTTGGTAGGCAGAGTGCACCTTGACTACATGCAACTGTATATCAAGTATAACTACGAAGAGCGGCATTCGTATGCCCTAGATGCTATTGGTGAATACGAGTTGAACGAGCGCAAGACTGCATACCAAGGAACGCTTGATCAGCTTTATAACGATGACTTCAGAAAGTTCATCATCTATAACCGCCAAGACGTTGCACTCATTGACAAGCTTGACAAAAAGCTAAAGTTTCTGGATTTGGCTAACCAAATTGCACACGACAGCACTGTGTTGCTACCAGCAACTATGGGCGCTGTTGCTGTAACAGACCAAGCAATCATCAATGAAGCACACAGCAAGGGACTTTGTGTTCCTAGCCGCAATCGTGTTTATAAGAACTTTGATGATCCAACGGAAGAAGCAGAAGAAGAGTTGAAGGCTGCTGGTGCATACGTTGCATACCCAAAAAAGGGTTTGCATAACTGGATCGGGTCAGTTGACATTAACTCTCTATACCCATCAGTTTTTCGTGCATTAAACATGTCACCAGAAACTATTGTGGGTCAGATTAGGCTAGACCTAACTGAAAAGTATCTACACGAAAAGATGCACCCGCCCGGTGTGAAGCGCAAGATTTCATCCACAGAGGCATGGGAAGGATTGTTTTCGACCCTTGAATACTCTTTGGTCATGGAACGTGATCGTGAAATCAAGCTAACAGTTGAGTGGCAATCAGGTGAAACCATCGAAGTTACTGGTGCAGAAATTTACAAGTTTGTATTTGCGCCCGGTTCTGATTTGGTTCTTAGTGCAAATGGAACACTGTTCACTCTTAGTAAGACTGGTATCATTCCGGGCTTGCTGGAAAAGTGGCTAAAGCAACGTAAGCAATTGCAGTTTCAGCTAAAATGCACCAAAGAATTACAAGTTGGCGTTACGCTAAGTGACGATTTCTTGGCAAACCTAAACAGCCAACTAGCATCAATGGAAGACCAATGAAAGACGCAAAAGCAATAATCGAAGCCGTAGAAAACAACAATGTCGCAGCGATTGCCAAGCTAGTCAAAGACGGCACGCTGGTGCTTGAAGGCAATACTCTAAAGTTTCCTGCTGCACAGGGCAAAATTTATGCCGAGTATTGGGACAAGCTTCAGCTAGTGAAAAAGCTAATGGGTAACGGCAGTTATGGAGCAATCTTGAATGCTGGGTGTTTGTTCAATGATCGCCGCATGGGACAGTCTGCTACTCTGACTGGTCGCATGATCGTCAAAGGCATGACCGAAGAAATCAACAANTTTATCGCTGGAAAGCCAGACCATCTGGGAGACAGTGTGTTGTATAACGACACTGACTCTTGTTACTTTACTGCATGGCCTATGGTCAAAGATGATGTCGAAGGCGGGCGTATTGAGTGGAGCAAAGAAATCGCAATCAAGCTCTATGATTCGGTGGCTGATCATGTCAACAAGTGCTTTCCTGAAATCATGGAAAAGAACTTTAACTGTCCGTTGAAGTATGGCGAGATTATCAAAGCAGGCAGAGAAATTGTTGCAACAAGCGGTTTGTTCATCACCAAGAAGCGTTATGCGCTACTTTATTACGATAAGGATGGCAAACGCTACGATACAGGCTGCGAAGGCAAGGTAAAGGCTATGGGCCTTGATCTAAAGCGTGCAGACACGCCCCAAATCGTTCAGGTATTTTTGTTGGATGTGCTGACTGATGTTTTGCACGGNGTTGATCAAGAACTAATTTTGGATAAGATCGTAAAGTTCAAAGAACTNTTCAAGGCTATGAAGCCGTGGGAAAAGGGTTCNCCAAAGCGAGTCAATAACCTGACCAAGTATTCGGCAAAAGAAACAGCCAAAGGAACAGCAGCAATGCCGGGTCATGTTCGGGCAGCAAAAAACTGGAATACACTCAGAGAAATGAACCGAGACAATTACTCGATGCCTATCAGAGATGGTCAAAAGTGTATTGTCTGCAAGATCAAACCAAACGCTATGGGTTGGACATCGGTAGCATACCCTACTGATGAACTGAGGCTTCCAGACTGGTTTATCGAATTGCAATTTGACGAAAAAGAAATGGAAAAAGCAATCGTGAACCAAAAGCTAGAAAACCTACTTGGTGTCTTGGGTTGGGATATCTTGGATTCTGTTACCGAAGAAAATACATTCAGTAGCTTGTTCACTATCGAATAAGTTGCATTTTGGTTGCTGGTGTGCTAAAATACCAATTACCGGTGAATTGAACCATGAAAATAAATGAGATTGAACTAATCAACAATCAACACTTTTCCAAAGAAGCACTGGAAACATGGCTCAAAAAATCAAGCCCAAAAGGGAAACTAGAAAATTTCACAGTTAACTACATTGAAGCAGGTGATCAACGGGGTATTATTCTTACAGACATCGACGGCAACATTGCAGCTTATGTCGGATTTGTGTCTAGATTAAACGGCAGCGTTTGGCAGGCAAAAAACGCTANGACTTATCTGCCATACCAATCACAAGCACTAGTCGGCAAAATCTATAAAATGATCAAGCAAGATTACAAGATTTCACTACAAAGTGATATGCAGCAGACTAGTGACGGTGCAAAATTATGGACCAAGACACTACCCAGTCTGGGATTAAAGCCAATGATTTTTGATACCCAAACAGAACGCATTCTGGACCCCAAGACATCTGGTATCAACATGTATCCGGTAGCTGGGCCATTAGAAAATAAATGGCGTTACATTTGGGTATTAGAAGCCAGCGACCATTATCCTGCACAAAATTTACTACCAGAAGGATCATTACTAATGCCCTACAAGGGTCTATGGTATAATTCCAATTAACAGCATTACATCAACGAGGGAGAATTATCAAGCATGAGTATCAAAGAGTATCTACGTGACCTAGTAGCACACACCCATGATCTTGGGTGTTTTGAAGCAGTAAAAATTGTTGGCACAGAATCTGTTACCGAAGTCAGTTCGGTAGCTGGTGACCGTTCAATTGTGCTGAGTGCAGTTTTCAAGAAGCCAGTAAAGGAATTTGAAGGAACATTCGGTATGCCAAATCTGGCAAAGCTGAAGGTTATTCTTTCGATCCCAGAGTATCAGCGTGACGCTGCTATTACGATTTCAAAGAAAAACGATTCACCAGTGAACATGCACTTCGCAAATGCAAACAAAGACTTTCAGAATGACTATCGCTTCATGAGTCAGGAAATTGTCAACGAACGACTAAAGACCATCAAGTTCAAGGGCGTATCTTGGGACATCGAATGCCAGCCATCACTGTCTGCTATTGAGCGTTTCAAGTTTCAAGCTCGTGCTCACTCTGAACAAACCACTTTTCAGACCAAGGTAGTAAACAATAACCTAGTGTTTTGTTTTGGTGATCAAAGCAACCATGCAGGTGAATTCGTTTTTGAGAACAACGTCAAGGGCACACTAAAGCGTGGGTGGTCATGGCCGGTGAAGGGCATCCAGTCAATTCTAGACCTTGGTGGTGACAAAACACTAAAGATTTCAGATGCTGGTGCATGTGAAATTACGGTAGATTCTGGTATTGCTGAATACACCTACATTCTTCCTGCTATCACTACCTGACTATCATGAACGATATTGACTTCTTTTATGGATTCGAAGTAGAAAATACACCAGCAAAGGGGCTTGGNACTGTTTGGATTGTGGGGCTTCCCACAGACTGTTATGGTGTCACAGCCGTTGCGCATGGGTATTCACANCTTCGCATGGGTGCCAACAATAGCTTTAATCCAACATCTACGGCTGAATGGGAACGATGGGAAGAAGTATTACTCTATGCGCTAGATAATGGCATAGAGTGGGTTAGCTTGGAGTTTGGCATCGAACACTACAATCGTGTTTTGGAATCTTGTGTCATAGAGTATCCAAACTTTATTCCGATTCTTAAAATAGATATGCCATACATCAATCAACTAGGGTATAATGCTGTATTGAAGATCGGCGACACCAAGGAAAAGACGAACCCCGGAAATTGGACAGTTTATGTTCAAGAACTGATTTCAAGAAAAGCATATACTCACCACACTCATTACCCACAAGAAAGCGAATAATGAACATTTTCTCCATCATAAAAAATTGGGTCTTCAAAAACAATTCTGCATCAAGAAGCATGATGGTTGAGAGTGCTCATAGCCAACTTGGTCGTGTTTTAAAAGGCAATGAAAACACAATAGACNTCGGTTTATCTGAACGTTTGCAAATCAACATTGTTCGTGCCAGTGGTGGATTTATTATTGAAGTTAGAGACTTTCCATCAGAGATTGATTATAGTCGCAACACACATATCGATCAGCATTACAAGTTGCACTTGATTGCGGATAACAAGGATTTCATTGAAGAAATTGGTAAAATCATTACCATGACTATTTTAGTGAAGTAGTAGAAAACAGTTGACACCACTGTTAAAAGGTGTTAATATTAACCCGTGCTGAAAATGCACACTCACATAATCCAATAACCTTTCAGAAAGATAAATAAAATGGCAAAACCAACAATTAACCCAAACCCAAAGACCAAGCAAGTATTTGTGGACCTTGAGGAATATCTTGACTTTTGCAAGAATTTCGGGTATCGTTACAACGAAGCAGATTTGTATAACAATCGCAGCTATCCCTACCAACAGTTCTCGAAATTCAAACTTGGAAAGAACTGCAAGGATATGTGGGCCGAAGACGCAAAACGCTTCAGTGCATAATTTCAGTGCATAAATAAATGAAAGGGCGAAAGCCCTTTCAAAAACTGCAAAAATCTTAAAATGCATTCAAAACACAAATTTGAGTGTATTTCAAAATTTTGGCAGTCTTTGTAAAAAAGACTCATGTGTTTCACGATACAGTGTGTGGATCAAAGTTGTCGTGCTATATGTGACCCTACCAAGGGCAATGCTGACATGGAAGTGCTAACCATGAAATAAATGCACCAAGTAGAAAGAGGGTCGTCTAGAAACTCTTTCGAATCAGGCTACGTTTGGTCGGGGTTGCTCGACCACCATTGAGTCAGCCGGGGTAAGGCCCGTCGCCGATAGAACTTGGGTTGCCATCCTGCATCATTCGAACTCTGCAAGATTGGGGGAGAATGCATCTATTGGAAACTTTAGATGAGAATCGCCGAATGGTGATTATTGCCGTGTAGACAGATACGTTAGTTCTGTTGAATGATGTTGGCTCTGTGAAAAAAGATACAACCAACATGGGGATTAGTGCTGATTTGGGGTGCTAATAACCATCCGTTGCTATGCGAATAGCAGGTAGGGAGTATAGGGTAACCGCTTCCGTGTGAGAAATCATAATCCTGTTCCAAATCGGTCCACCGACTCATGTAAGGTGCTACACCTACAGTAAGTTGTGACGTTATTTGCCCGTAATGGGCGAATTACGTCTGCAATCTATGTAAAATACCTTCNCTACCTATTATAAGGATTCAATAGGGATGTGCATTAAGCATATGGATCAATAGGGATGTGCATTAAGCATANNGATTCAATAGGGATGTGCATTAAGCATTTCCATCAATCAGTTATTCAATAAGTATCAAGGATTAGATTCGTAGGTGTGAGCAGAGCGAACACCAAGAAGAAAATCCGAAGATACTATGAGTCTGCTAAGACTCATCATCACTCAGACCCACACATATGACTCACAAACAAGTTATAGTCATTCGAAAAGACTTAAAAATGAGGACAGGTAAAGCAATAGCACAAGGAGCACANGCGAGTATGGGTGCTCTTCTAAGTGTCTGTGNATCAACCGATAGCTCAATCACTATACCTCTTGATGAAAGAATCAAGAATTGGCTTGATGGCACATTCACCAAAATTTGTGTTTATGTGGAATCAGAACAAGAATTACTTGACCTACACCAAAGAGCACAAGAAGCTGGTATAATTTCATGTCTGATACAAGATAGTGGAAAAACCGAGTTTCATGGAATACCTACTCATACTTGTGTTGCTATTGGCCCTGATTGGTCTGAAAAAATAGACTTCATTACCAGTGGTCTTCCTCTCTTATAACCTCAAAGGAATCAAATTGTTTAATTGGCTCAAAAAAATTACTGGCGGTGCGCAAGGTGGTAATCAAAAACCCAACGCAAAAGCTATTGCTACAAGTAAAGGTGAACCGTGGGTAGAAATCGTATCCATTCAAGTTGACCCAGCAAATCTCACTGCTGGTGCTATTGAACTAGACTGGAATGATATCTTTGTTGCTCGTTTGGTCAAGCTTGGCTACCAAGGAAAAACAGATCAAGATATCGTTGACCAGTGGTTTAGTGATGTGTGCAGGGGCATTGCTCTTGAGATGTGGGAACAAGAAGAAGCAACCACAAATTCGGGCAGTGTTCGATATACCAAAGAAAAAAACTTGGGGCAAGGTATTACTGAAGTTTCGTGATCAATAATGTGATACACTCAACCTTTGTTTAAATGGAGTTTTTATTTTGAAGTATATCATTGTAGATAGTTTGAACCTGTTCTACCGCGCCCGACATGTTTTGCCTCGCGGTGCAGATGCATGGACCAAGACCGGATTTGCCCTTCACCTTTGTTTTAACTCAGTCACTTCCATTGTAAAAAAGTTTGGATGTGACCATGTGGTTTTTGTTATGGAAGGCCGTAGCTGGCGCAAAGATGTGTATGCACCATACAAGAAAAACCGCGAAGAAGACCGTGCCAAAGCCACTGCTCGTGAAGTAGAAGAAGATCAAATCTTCATGGAGTCTTATGTTGACATGATGAAGTTTTTATCTGAAAAGACGAATGTAACTGTGCTTCAGCAAAAGAACAGTGAAGGTGATGACTGCATTAGCAGATTTGTGCAGCTTCATCCTCAAGATGAAATTATCATCAACTCAAGTGATACTGACTTTTATCAGTTGTTGTCTGACCGTGTAACAATTTACAACGGTGTTACTGATGAACTTCACACCATCAAAGGCATCTTTAAGTCAAATGGCAGTGTGGTAATCGACAAGAAAACCAAATTGCCAAAGGTTATTCCTGATCCCAAGTGGCTACTTTTTGAAAAGTGTATTCGTGGCGATGGTGGAGACAATATCTTTTCTGCTTATCCGGGAGTTAGGCTCAAGGGTAGCAAAAATAAAGTTGGTCTTATCGAAGCATGGGAAGATCACGACAAAAAGGGTTTTGCTTGGAACACCCTGATGCTTTCCCGGTGGTCTGATCACGAAGACGTTGATCATCGTGTAATGGACGATTACGAAAGAAATCGTATGCTAATCGACCTTACACAACAACCACAGTGGGTGCTAGACTTGTTGGATGATACAATCCTTACCGCAGTCAAGAAAGAACCACGCACACAAGTAGGAATCCACTTTTTGAAGTTTTGTGGTAAGCACGAACTGGTAAAGCTTTCTGATCTTGCTGGCCCAACAGTTGAGTGGATGAACATGGGATATCGTGGAGTTTTGCTGGATAAGTAAACAATGAAAGCAGCGCAGCACGACATTACTGAAGAATTGCTGTCTCAATTGACACCACAAGAACTAGACAGTATTGGTTCCAGTCATGAACAACGTGTGTTATACTTGCGCCGTGTGCTGTGGTATAACACTGTGTCAATGCGATTAACCAGAGATGGTTTTATGTTGCTGCATTCAAAGTTTGGCCTTACAGCTTATGAGTTTCATGAGCCTGATCCACGCATAAAATGGTCTTATCGAATGCTTGTAGGAATTTCTAGAAATATTCGTGGCCCATATTACTTGGATTTACGTCTAAAGACTGCATATTTGTTTGGTAAGCGCGATGCTACTATCGCAATGATGTATGGTAGTTTTTCAGAGTATATTGACTCTCTACATAAAGGACGGTGAAATGATTTCCAAGTTTGTGGCAATGCTNATTTTCATGATGTTTTCTACAATGGCCCTCACTCAGCAAGAAAGCAGAAAGTTGAGTGATAATCATGTGTTAATTGCTGTGGCCTGCAACACGCCACAAAACATGATGAACATGTTGAATCAACACGGCGAACGAGTTTTTATGAATGCCAAAGCCCGTGTGCTGACAGCAAACAACCAAGTAATTCATGTGGCACTGGGCATAGCAATGAGTCCAACCGGTGACTTCACGGTGTTTATTGTTGATCGAGAAGGTGCTTCTTGTGTGGTAACTGCTGGCGAAGAACTGATGCCCGTGGTGCCGCTAAATAAAGAATCGGGTGGGGAGATCGGCATGTAGAGCCGCCTCTGAAAAATAAAAAATCTACAAACTTCTTTATAGTCCTCAAGGTTTCTAATCTTGGGGACTTTTTCTTGCGAAGTGTATTGCTAACTTTGGAGTTTGTGGTAGAATTATTTCTGGTCACTGACCCAAAGGAAAATCAAATGCAGAAACTGATTCAGCAAGACTTCATGCTCAGCCGGTGTGATTGGGACAAGCGCCGGGGTGTTATCAGTATTCGCGGTGTCGAAATATTTCCCAAGAGTCTTAGNGTTCATTCTGACTCCACTGGAGTTAGTATTCAGTTTNAACCNGTTGGCGAAGATCATCCGATGTATGATCAAGATGGGTGGGATGGTGAAATGCAAGCTTATCAACCCGTTCAGCCAGAGATGTGCCCCAAAGTCAAATACTTGGTAACCGTGCATGAAGGATAAGTGGAAGAAAGCATTTA